CTCCTACTTTTGTTTATTTAGAGTGTGAACTCTAATACCTGTGGTGAGATTCGAACTCACGCTTGAAGGTTTTTAAGACCTTTGCCTCTTCCGCTGGGCTACACAGGCATAAAAATCATCCTTGATATGTTTTGGGATGATATTTCAAATACTCATAAAATGTCAACTTCATTTCTTTTTGTGTCATACCACAGTGTTTTGCTGCAGCAGGAAGAGTCATTTTAGAATAAAACAAACCTTCGTTTGCCTCTTGAACGTTTTCTGGTGTTGTTTTGACAGGAGGTTCCCAAAGATTTGTTAGATTGATTTTAAATGGATACATACTTTCAAAAAGTATCGTGCGTAAAATTTTACCGGAAATTTTTTGACCCCTAAAGGGATTTTAAAGTGGATTTACATACGAAACTGTTGTTTCATCCAGTGTATCACGAACATATTGTAATACATTCATAAATTCATCAACAGTCTCACAGGACACTTGTCGTTCCGATCCCTCATTGGAATAAAGATACACTATTCGCTTTACAGGGTCAACCACGCAACGTGTTAAGTACTCTTGATTGCCATCGGTTGATTGAGTTTCTGTCAACGATTCGTCTTGCATTGGTTCGTTTGTTGATTGCTTAGTTATCATAGCACGATGGGGTTTCACTGTCAACCCCTCTAATTCCATAGTCATATCCAGAAATGGAGAACTGAGATGAGTCACCAGGATAATCTGCAGGAGTTTGACCTTCATACTCCACGATTAACTTTTGACCATCGATTCGAGATGCTTGTATCGTATAATAACAGTCAATATTTGAACCTGTTCCAGACTTAACAATAATATTTTTTCCCCATTCAATTTTTTCAACAATGAGATCTTGAGAATAACCAATCTGCGTCAATACAACAGTAATGCTTTCCGGATCAATCAGTCCAATCCAATACTCAGGAACACTAATCATATTCGAATTAGTAAGTCTTCCTCTATGATATACTCCAGCTTCTGGACCCTCCAAACAAATATGTCTTAATCGATAATTTTCTTTATTTGGGTGTCGAATATCAAATCCCTTCCAAGACTGAACATTAATTACTCCCTGAAAAGTTGTGGCCGTAACAGTCCCAGCAACATCAACATCGTCAGTAACTTCAAGATTATCAAACTTTCCATTTACCTGAAGATATCTTGAACAGGCATCTGCAGGATAATTGTCATCCCCCGTCGTAGAACGAATAATATAATCAAAATTGGGATGTGGTGTTCCAGTTATTGGAGCATCGCAATTTCTATTTCCTATACTTCTTGATACAAATTCGTTAGACATAATTACTCCTTAGTATCATAATGATATCCAGAAACTGAATATTCGTCGTTGTTTCCTGGATAATCTGCTGGTGATTGTCCTTCATATTCAGGAATTAATCGTTCACCATCAGCACGAGTTCCAAAAATATGATAGAAACAATGAATGGGCATTCCTCCTCTTGCTTGAAGATACACTTTATCTTCATCAATTCTTTTTACGATTACATCTTGATGTGCTCCGATTGGTGTAAGAGATACAGTGATTGTCGTAAAATCGACCAGTTTCTTCCAGTATTTTGGAAGTTCAATTTCAGTTCTGTTCAGAACTTTACCTCTTACATAAACATCATTGGATGGTCCTTCGGGACAGGTATGTCTTAATCTCCATCCTCCTTTTGTTGGATGTGGAATATCAAAGTTCTTTTTTGCAGAAAGAATATGACCACCACAACGAGACACTACTTCACCTTGAGCAATTAAATCTCTACCAACATTAATATCTTCATTTGTATCGACCATCCCAAAGAATGCAGAAGGTCCATCAATAGCAAGAGAATATGGATTATTAGATCCAGTACAAAGTGCTCCAGCAATCAAAGGTGAAGTTGCTTCTACATTAATATTTGGACCCACCATTAATGTTGCTTCAACGGTAGTAAACTTTTGAGGATCTCCAATAATTGCAGGCCCTTCAATATAAGCAGATCCTCTTGCCTCTGTTGGACCCAATCCCAATGCAATTGGATTTCCACATCCTACGAATAATCTTTTTCCTACAAATAAATCAGGTACTTTCATTTTTTGTTTTGCTCCTCATTTGTGTATGGACCAGAACAAGGTTTAGATCCATTAATTTTTGTTGCACCATCTGCAGCATCAATTAATCCTCCGTATATATTTAAGATTGCTTTACCAATTACATCCACAGTTTTCTCAGAGAAAATTTTGGTTGATATTGTAGATCTTATATCAATTGTTGGTGATTTGAGAATAATTTTTTCATTACCCTCAATGTAAACAACACCATTTTTTCCATCTGGACCATCGGCAATGATGTCAATATTTTCTGCAAGTAATCTAATTCTACCATTTTTTGCATTTAAAACCAAGTCCCCATTAATTGCATCAATATAAACTGCAGGAACTTCATCTGGAACATTATCACCAGCAATCACCTGATAAGATCCTGTGCATCTTGAAATCGTCCCGTGCTTTCTTGTAGCACCTCCAGTTGAATCTAAAGTTATATAATGATTTGCTTCGTGCCCACTTCTCAAAATAGTAGATGAAACTACCCCATCATTATGAATGTGTCCGAATTTTAATTCTCCATCTTTAGTTCCATACCCAATCGTATGGTAATTTTTAGTTTCAGCCATTAAACTTTACCAACACAGTCTACTACAGAAATAATTTGCGATGAAGGTGGTGCTTGAATTTCATCTTCAACACGAATTACTTTTAATACTGGTATAAATGATGCATTATAACCTGATTCCGTTTCAATTTCAATAGTTGGTCTTTCTGTATAACCAACTCCAGTCTTTGCTACATTTATTGAAGTTAGAGATCCAAAGGAATCGAAAGATGCATTTATAACTGCACCATTATCTGGAGTCACAATCACTCTATCAGTTTCTGGATTGTAATTAATTCCAGGATTATCAATCACAACATTTTCTAATTCTAAGAAAATTGAGTAATTATCGTTATTAATTGGTTGTGTTGTTCTTTCAGGTGCAGTCAGTGTTTCTGGTTGAGTAATAATATTTGTGTTTCCTTCAGAGTACACTTCATCTCCTGGATTTACGTTAAAAGTTTCTCCTGGATTATAAGGACGATCATATTTCCCATCAGATCGTTTCACAACGGTTTGATTTGATGTCGCAAATGTTGATCCATCACCACCCAAATCTCCGTTTGGTGATGGCAAATATCCAAATCCAGGATCATCGATAATCACATTTGCAACCTCACCAGATTCATTAATAACTGCTCTACCAACAGCACCTTTTCCTTGACCACAATTATCAACAAATCTAATGACTGGTGCAGATTGATACCCAAACCCTAAAGATGTTAAATCAACTCCAAGAATATCACCAGTTGCACTTACAATTGCATTTCCTGCGGCACCTGAACCACCACCACCATAAAATTGAACAATTGGTGGACCACAAAAAACAGGACCAACATTACACGAATTTTGAAAAATATTATCAAAGTCCAAATCAAAATTAAAGTTATTGGGATCGATAAATTGAGTTGCAGTTGATGCAATTTCATTCACTTTTTGAATTAAATTTGGAACATTAGATCCCAAATTAAATTTTGTTGCCCCCTGCCAAGGAGTCCATCCAGTCACACCAGGACACTCTGGTTTTTCTTCACAAGAAAGAAAAGATAATAAGTCAGTGATAAAGTTGATCACACCACCAGCAACATCAAAAATTCCACCGACAAGAACTTCAATTGGACGAATTATACTTGAAACAAATGATGAAATTAATCCAGTTAAACTTCCTAACAGAGAGGCAAGAATATTTTCTACAGCACAAAGAGGAGTATTGATAAATCTTTCAGCAACCGCATTCAAAGCATTACTTGAAATTTGCAAAAGATTTGAAACGATTCTTCGGAACAAACAAGCTAGTAAATCATTTGCAGTTTCTATGGATTTTTTTAATCCAGGTCTTTGATTTGGGAACAAAGAATAATAACTATTCTTTGCTGCTTCATTTACATTTCTTACAATACCTTTTTGAATTTCATCTATGATTTTTTTAATTTTACTCGATACCCACTTTGCAACATTTTGAGATTTGCGTTGAATGTATTCTGAGATAGAAAAGTCTCTTCCTTCTTCACTGATTGGTCTTAAAATAGTATACTTCCAACTGTTTACTCTTTTCTTAAATCCTTGAATATCTTGAATGAACTTTTTAATTTCGACTTGAATTGCACCAAGTTGAAGTTTATCGCAATCTGACGGTAGTGTTATGTAAGTTTCTTTTGTGCAGTCTATTTCAGTTTCATCATCGGACTGTACAGTTTCTCTTGCAGAATTTGAAGTACAAGATTCTCTTGGAGATTCTCCTGAAGGTGGAGCAGATCCTTCAGAAGGAATGTCATTTATAGATACTTTTTCTTTTACATATCCACTAAAAGGAACAAAACCTTTCAATGGTATTGATTGTGCTAATTTTGTTTGATCATTATTACTCAAAGAACCCATAATGATGGGTTCTGACATATCAATTCCGTCTTTATAAAAACCAACAACAAAAGCACCTTTTCTCAAATTTGATGTTTGATAACTTCCTGCGTGCCCAGAACCCGCAGTAACTGGATATAAAAGTTCTGCCATTTCCAGTTGTCCATCAGGAACATCCTTAGTTTCAGTGTCCCTACCTAAAATGCGAACTTTATATCGGTCTGCCCATCCAGGAATTCTATCTGTTCCTTTCCATTTAGTTGGTAAAGCATTATCTTTCCAAACAGTATCATCGACTATTTGGCCGATCCACCAAATAAACTTTCCTGTTGCTATTGATTCACTGTTAAATAAGTTTTCGTTCATTAACATTCTGTTGTTATAGTGTTCTTGACATATCAGAAAGATTTTCTTCCAATAGATTCTCTTACTAAATTCAGATTAGTAAAAGTTTGTCCTGGATTAGAACGTATTAAATGGCACAAATCTACTATCATATATATTCCACTTTTTCTATAACTATAAACTTGATTTTGTTTGTCTGAAATTTCTGGGAAATCACAATGAATTAAATCACCAACGTGCAAACTAAAATCTCCAACAATTGTTATTAAAAGTTTTGTAGTAAATAGATTATTATATCTCATATATGACTGTCTTAAAATTGATTCAATTTCGAAGTTAATATTTTTTGATCTATCTAATTGCTCCTTTATAGTTACACCTACCGGTAAAGTACCAGTATCTTTAAATTTTGTCGATATTCGTGTGGTTTTATTTTGAAGATCTAAATCAGAACCTATTTTTGGAATTTCTAATCCTCCAATATTTTTTTCCCTTAACTGGGAATTGACATTAAAACCAATATTTTCCCCAGAATAATTATTTGTGTATGGATCAAAAGTTCTCAATTCAGTTTGGACCAATCCACCGGAAAGTAATTGCTGCTGAAGATCTACAGTATTGTCGAAAGCATAATCCAAAATTTTAGCATCATATTCTTGAGGAAGAGATGTTGTATTGTTAAAAATCAATTTTTTCTTTGGAGTTTGTTCAAATAATTTATCTATAGATTTAAATTTGTACCCCCCAGAGCCAGTGCCATCATCTGCAGTTTCATAGAAAAAATATCCAGCTAAAAATCCCTTAGAATTTTGAATTTCTGGGACACATCTTTTTGCTAACCAGGGTATTTTATGAAATGGTTTTTCAACGTGTCCCAAAAAATTAAAATTATTTAATCCAGGATCAACTTCAACTTTTTTTGGAGTTTTAATACAATCTGTTTTTAAAATTTTATAAACCGAATCTGTGATTATTCCATCATATCTTTTTGTAATTCTAGTGTCTGAAAGTTCGTTATCAATACACTCTTTTGAATAAAAATCAATTGTAAAAACTGTTTTTTGGGTGTTTTCCATAATATTTCTTACTTCTTTTATTCTCAAATGGTAATCTTCTTTAAATACCAATTTATTTCCAAAATTGTCTTCGATAACAAGTTCTGCTTTTTCTCCAGCAGTAAGTTGAATATCACCTCTTTCTAAAGAACCAAGACCTTCACCAATTCTTATGCCAGTATCTGCAAATAAAGCAGTTACTCTTACAGTATTATCAAGAATACTTTCATAAAAATGAAGTTCAGATATTCCACCAAGCACAGGAATCTTCTTATTCCCATAGTTTGAGTAAATATCAAACATTGTTATATTTGAAGATTCCGCCTGTTGATTAGCACCCATTTTATCTTATCGTAAGTTGAGACTTGTTGCTAATTATATTTACACCTCCAGATCTTGGAAATGATATTGATTTGGGAATTTGTGTTTGAGATGAAACTGGTATTTTTTTCTCAATTATAATTGGTTGTATCATAACAATAGATTCTGATTGATTATCATACGATGCTCTAGATTGTATAGACTTAACTTTTTTCCCAATTAATCCACCGCCTTCAAAAGCAACATGAACGTGATTATAATGATTATTTGGATCTATGGGGGAAACTTTTTTTCCATCCTTTATACTAAATCCTAAAGGAGTGTAAAATATTTCTTTTGCCGTAGATCCAAATTTTTTTACTAGTTCTTTAGCCAGTTTCATTTGTTCTGGAGTTCCTCTACCAACTGCATCATTAGAAAAGTCCATTGCTCTACCCATTCCATGATAACCAGGATCATTCGGTCTTATATAAGAATATAAAGGAACACCAAAACTTTCTGCAATTTTTTTAGCTAATTGAAGATTTCCTTGTTCTGTTCCTAACTGAACACTTGTTGGTGGTTGATAAGTTCCTTGTTCACCTTTCTGCAATGCTGCAAAAATCTGTTTGGAATACTTCCAACGATCTCCGAGATGACCCCATTTAATATAATTGTAAGAAGCATCCTGCAATTGCTTTTCTGTTGCTTGAGGATTCATAAATTCATCGAGTAATCCATATTGCCTCAATTCTTCCTTAATCCATTTGATTTGTTCAGCATTACTTGCAGTTTCTAATGGTTTTCCTAAAAATTTTTCAGCATTTGCAATTCTACCACTATTACTTGTCCAACTCATTAATCCTTTATTAGTTCCTCCACCATCATTAAGAACCCAAGGAGTTCTTTGCCCCTTCCATCCAGATTCTTGTTGAATATTTCCAGCAAGAATTGCAGCAGCAAGAGGAGGAAATCCAGCAGCCATTAATAATCTAGCACCACCAATAGCATCACTAGCAGATCCAAGTTCCATAGCATCATCAGTGATATCTAAACCAGAAGAAAATTCTTGCAATGGTTTTAATCCAAGATTTTTTCTCAAATCATTAATTGCATTTGTAACTTTATTTTTTACTAATTCTTCCACGGAGGATGAAACCCAACCACTAATATCTTTCATCATATCATTTCCAATCATTCCACCATTAGCAAAAGCTTGAATTAAATTTCCTTGAAGTATACCTTTAGAAATTGCATTGTTTATCCATGCATTTATTCCTTTCCCAATGATTTGATAATCTGTTCCATCTGGAATTTGTCCAAGTAAAACCTTCCCAAAAAGATTAAAAATTGGTCCTAAAAATGGAATCATTCCCATTTGTTTCGCAGTGTCATTCAAAAATCCAAAAGGATTCATTACTTTTCCAATCTGGTTTTTTGGTGGTTCTGGAAAAATACTTTTAATTTTCTTTTCTCCACCAACAGATGAACCGGGTTTTATTTGTCTTGGTGGGGGAGAACTATATGATTTTCTGACAGTTCTCTTAATTTTTCCACCAACTACTTGCCCCTTTCTAGTAGTTACTTTACCACCAACTGCCATTTTCTTTGGCTTATTTGCCGTCAAAGTATCATAGAGTGCTCCACCAACAATATCACCCAAAATACCACCCAAAATTGTACCCACAAAAGGCACAGGAATAAAAGTTCCAAGGGCAGAACCAATAGTTGACCCAACTGCTTTTGCAGCAGCTCTTCCAGGATCTTCTCTAAAAATTACTGTGCTAATAATAAAATCAATAAGACCACCAATAATTGGAACTCTACCAAGCATTTTAGTAGCACCACTAGCAAATTTTGATCCACCTTTGCCAACAAATTTTCCGGTATTATATAAAGATTTTTGAAATCCTGCACCTTTTTTAAATAGTGTTCCTGTTTCAAGTTGTGCGGTTGCCCCTCTAAAACCACGACCAACTCTATCTAAAGGACCTCTTGGACCAGTTGGTGCAAGCATTCTCTCTCTCGTAAGAGATTGCCTTTGAAGATTTTCTTGAAATGTTCTCCCAGCAGCTGCTTGTCCTGGAGAACGATATCTGGGACCTTTACCACGAGAAGCAACTCCTGCAGCATATCCAGAAGCATATCCAGAAGCATATCCACCATCACCTTTTTTAGTAAAATCAGTCCCACCCATTGTTGCCATTCCAGCAACAATAGCAAGATTGATAAAAGTGTTTAAGTTACTAGAAAAATCATCAAAAGTTTTTTGAAAATCTTCACCACCTATACTTTTAGTAAATGATCTAACACGATCATACGCATCATACCCAAAGTCAATAAAATTAATTATTCCTTTTAAAACATTACCAGAAAATTTTTCAAAAAACGAAATAACTGGGTCTATTTTTTTTGTAAATTCAATTAATTTTGGAAGGTATGGAAAAAGTTTATTAACTATAAATCCAATGATACTATAGACAAAAAATCTTTTAATAGAGTCTAATATATTTGTTCCTGGAATAGAAACAGACATTAATTTTGGGACTTTTAATCCTTGTTTAGTCTCTAATTTTTTTTCTTTTTTAATTCTTTCTTGATTTTTCTTTTCTTCTTTATCTTCTTTTTGCTTTTTCTTACTTTGAAGTGTTTTATTTTTTAAAATTTTATCAACTTTAATTACTTTTTCTTTTATTTCATAATTCAAAACATCATCCACCATCTTATCGTATGCTGAAGACATTCTATCAGCAGTTGACAAATACTTTGATGGAGGTAAAAGTTTTTTAGGATTTATTACTGCCATTTTATATTAGAATACCATATCTTTGTGCATTTTGAATTCTAATTTCTTGAGCAGCAGAAGACACAACTGAAAATGAAGGAACTTTTGTTTCTGCTGTAAAATTCATAGATTGTTGAGTTTCAGATTGTTTAATTGGAGGAAGAGTTATCATTGCACCAGTTCCTCTTGATCTACTTGGGGGTTCTGGGACATTAATATTTACTTTTCTTTTTCCTAATTTTGCTGGAGTAGAATTGTTATCTAAATTAGCCGTCAATTTATCAAGAAAAGGGACTCCCAATTTATCAACAACATCTTTGGTAAGAATATATTCTCCCGGTTGTGCATCAATTCTTTGCCTATCTGCAGTGGCTCCCTTGATGTCTTTTCCAGTATTTTCTTTTATCAATCCACCACCCATAAAAGGCAAAGAAGTTGGCATCATAAATCCAACAGATTGCATTAATGATGGTTTTAATTTTGGTTTTGGTTCTTTCTTTTTAGTTACTCCATATCCAGACTTTATTAATTGATTTGCGACTTTAAATCTATCTTCAAAGTGAGGAACGACTGCCTTTTCATAATCCATCAAGAAAATTTTAGTGGCTTCTTGAACAGTTTTTGAAGAATTCAATCTGGATTTTACCTTACGATATTCTGGATGATTATTCATTTCATGAAGAATAAAATCAATTTGGGTGGTTAAATCATTCCAAGGTTTACTCATTTTCTTGGCAAAGGACAATAGATTAATATTATCAGTATCGTATCTTCCTCCCATTTCCCATTGAGCCAATCCTCTTCCAGGACCTCCACCCATTTGGCGAGTATTTGGATCATAAGTATACCCAGTTTCTACTCCAATGTTTGCAACGATTCCAGCAGCTGCTTGAGGAGTCATTCCACCTCTGAGTAGTCTATTATAAATTAAAATTGCTTTTTGATTAAGCAAATTGCCCATTGGTTGCTTTGTTCCAATAGTTCCACCTTTATTAAATCCCACTAAACCACCAAATGCTTTTCCTATAATTTTATTTGTAATTGTTTTTGGTTTATTTGCGTTTGGTCCGACATTATATGAAAGTGGGTCAACTCCAGTATCCATAATCATTCTTTCACGAGCACCAACTTGAAGAACTGATTCTCCTTTTTGAAGAACTGCACCGCCTCCACCCTCTATTGGGAAAAATTGCGTATCTTGCCCAGCACCATCTACTCCGATTCCACTATTCCCATCAACAATTCCACTAAAAATTGAATCAATATTACCACCACTAGAATACAAGTTAGACATTCCTTGCCCAAATATCGCAAATGGAGATCTTTTTGATTTTTCCAATTCGTCCTTTACAACTTCTGGTTGAACTTTACGTCTAGATGCCTCGTTTTCAATTTGTTTTTTTTCTTCGTTTTGTCTTTGCATTTCGGCACCAAGAGTTGCTGTTCCTGCAATCACTCCAGCGGCAATTAAGGGATTACTCTTCGTAAAAGAAATTAATTTTGGAATTGCAAACTTTGCAAGTCTGAGTGTTAACTTAGCAATAGTACCAACAATAGTACGAACGAATTTTCCAAGAGGAGTAGCAAATAATACCCAAGCCCCAAGTAATGAAGGCCACCAATCTTTTAAAAATCTACCAATAGTTTCTAATTTTTCTTTATTTTTTGGATCAGAAGCCCAATCCATGAACAACTTAAATGCTCTTCCAAGTAGTGTAAAAGTTATAAATCGAATAATATTGTCTAAAATATTTTGAACAGGCGATAACAATTTTTGTGCTGATTTTACAATATTTTTTCCTGCACCTTCTAATAACTCTTCTTTTCTTTTTCTTTTTAAATTTTCTTTTGTTTTTTTATCTTCTTGTAATTTTTCTTTATCAATTTTTTCTTGATTTGTTAATGACTTTATAATAGAATCCAAACTTTCTTTAATGGGGACAATAGCACCCCTCACACCTTTTAGTTGATCTGTTGATATTTCTTTTGCTGGGGAAATAAGTTTTGTAGTTGCAATACTAGCAGCAGTTATTTTCTTTTTATTTACTTTAGGTATAAATCTTCCTTCTTTTCCTCTTATTCTTTTTCTTTCATTTGAAAGTAATGCAAGTTCTTCATCTGGTAATTTATTTTCACCAAAAGAACCTTTAACAATTCTTTCTTTTAATAAAGTAAGATAAGTATCATAATCTAAATCAAAAACATCCTCAAGACCTAACAGTCTTAATATTCTTTCATCAATAGTTTCGTTAATTGCCCTATCTGCCATTTTGTTGTTGCTTGAGTTTTTCTTCCTCTAAATGATTTTTCAATAAAGCAACATACACATCCCTTTCCCAAGGCATCATATTTTCAATCTCCGTTAATGAGTATTTATGATACTGCATTAAGGCAAAATTTAATTGAAAATAATTTTCGAGGTCCATATGGACCATGGCTATGCGAAAAAACTTGATAACCCTTCTAAAACAACTTCACTTTCAACTTCTGTTTTTGGATTTGTAACTTTGACTTTGTGAGAAAGTTTTGGCATTGTCTCAAAAAACTTTTCAATTTGTTTAAATTGCGACGAATTCATTTGATCTAAAAATTCCACTAATTCTTTTTTGGTCACATCATTTGCAGTCCAAACTTCGTCTTCCGTATAAATTTTATCAATACATGAAGCAATCAAATCAAATGATTGCTCCATATTAGTTTCACCAGAAAAATCAAAGTTATTTTTAATGAATTGATCCAATGATGGATATTTCATTTCCATCATTACTGAATCATCAACTTTAATTTTTTTATCGTGATTTTTATTTTTTTGAACTTTAATATTGTCTACATTAATTGAAACAGGAACCGCCGTTTCATTATCATCTGGACAAATAACATTAACTTCTATTTCTTCTCCAACAGATTTTCCACGAATATTCAGGAAAAGATATTCAATATCGAATGTAGGAAGAGACTCCACTTTAACATTTTTTGTTTCAATGCAATTTTTGATTACTGTTTTTATTGCTGTTGTAATCTGTTTAACATCTTCAGATTCTAAAGCAAGGACAAGAAGTTTTTCTTCTCTTACTAAAAAGGGTCTATATCTTATTGTTTGTTCTGTAGATGGCAACTCAAGATCGTAAGTTGGCGTAGAAATCTTTGGTAAAGGCATAATGTCCTATAAAATGTTTCAGTAATATTATTTATTACCCCAAGTTTTGATTAATTAAATTTAATTCTCGAAGTGTTCCAGGTCCTGTTAAAGTTCCTCCACCTGTTCTTACAGAAAGATTTTGTTCAAATCCAGTTTGAGCTTGAGTAACTAAAGACTCTGTTGGAGCACTAATCCAATATCTGCTGTAAGAAAATGAAACAGTGCATTTTAAAAGATCAGATTGATCATAAGAAACTGGCATTGAATTTATATTAATTGGATATGCATTTTCAAAATTATAAGTTAATGCATTTCCTGTACCTACTTCAGATAAACTACTCAGATCATAATCTTTTTCAAATTTTGTTACTGATAATGAATCTGCATAATAATTTCTTGGATAATTAACTCTGTAGTTGTAATTTTTTTGAGAAACTGGTGTTTTTGCAGTGTATTGTTCATTAACAATATATCCAATCCACGCTTCAAAAAATTTAATTACATAATATTGTTTTTGATCGTTTATTGTAACATAAAAAGTAAAGTCTATTCTATCATCATATATTCTTCTATAAGCATGTTTTTCTGAAACACCATGATAATCATTATCAATATCAATTGTTGCTAGAGATGATCCAGGTAAAGATGCTTCAGCACAAGCCAATGACACGTAATCATAAGTATCATTAGCACCTAAAGTTGTTCTCCACAAAGTCATCCTATTTGATATAAACTCAGTACCAGGTGGTTGAAAGTTGCAAATGTATTGTGACGTTAAAGATGGTCTTAATAATTTACTTCTAATACTATCAATAGTGTGTCTTTGTACTATTGTTGCCATCTATAAATATGTGTACTGATATATTATGTATGGCAGAAAGCATCAAGAGTCTTTACAAACCAGAATATCCAAAAAAATATAAAGGAAATCCTAATAATATTATTTGCCGTAGTAGCTGGGAAAGACGTTTTTGTAGATGGTGTGATCTGAATGAAAATATTCTTGAATGGGGAAGTGAGGAATTTTTTATTCCATATCTTTCCCCAATTGACAATAAAGTTCACAGATACTTTCCAGATTTTTTAATCAAAGTAAAAGAACAATCTGGTCAAATCAAAAAATATGTTATTGAAGTAAAACCAAAAAAACAAACTATTCCCCCAGTTCAAACTTCAAAAAAGAGAACAAAGACATTTATCAACGAAGCAAAGACTTATGCTGTAAATGAAGCAAAATGGAGAACAGCAAAAGAATGGTGTGCTGATAGAATGTTAGAATTTAGAATCATTACCGAAGAAGAATTAGGTATCAAATAATGGAAAAAAAGGTCAGCAGAGCAAAAAAACAAGAAGGCACTTTTCTTTCCAGACAAAGAGAAAAATTAGAGGAACAAAGAAATAGAAGAATTAATTTATTGAAAAAAAATTTAGACAAAGTTAGTGATCCTGAGGATATGATGTTAGAAATTATGAGTGTTTTGACTGAAAAGGAGTTAATTCCAGATCCAGGAAATTATTATACTTTTGTTTATCGTGCTAAAACAATAAAGGATAAAGCAAAACAATATTCAGGAATGCCTACTGAAGAAGTTTATTATGATCAACACCCTCTTGTTGCAGTGATGGAAATTAAATCGTGGGGATTTAAAGGTTTAAATTTTCATTGGGGAATGATGAGAAATTATACTTGGGAAGAGGTAATGGGTCAATTGCATTTAATTTATTCTCACGAAATTGATTACTTTAGATCTTTGAATTATGCAAAACTCATAAAATATAGCACTAAATAAATAAAAACTCCTTATAAATGTCTCACACTCTACAAAAAATTGAGATACTTAATCCCTTTGTAACTGGGGAGGGAGTTTGATGGCAGTAGAATTTACTCCTGTAGCGGGGAAAATAAAAGATAGTAGAGGTAGAGACAGAACAATAGAATTAAAAATTGGAATTGATAAAAATAATCCATCAAATCCGCCTTATATAGTTGATGCATCCAACACTAATAAAATTTTATATCAGTGGAACTCTACAAACAAAGACTGGGAATCAACCGGATCTGGGTCTGCTACTTTACCTGTTTCTATACCATCGGGAGGAATCCAACCAACATATGATGATTTTTTGAACAGCAATAAGCAAATGTTCACTGAAAATACAACAACAGTCATTAATAAATTTTCAAATCAACAGAAAGAACTTTGGAAAGAATCGAATACATATCAACCATATAATACTTTTGTAGAAAGATCACAAGCTGCAGCAGCAACAGCAACCCCATCGGCGACATTAGAAAATTTAAATACTTTGGCAAAAGAAGGAATTGCTGGAATTCCTCCAAGAAAGGTATATGGAGACTACACTTATCCAAAAGATATAGGATCGACTGATCTTGATGTAATTAAATTTACGATGTTGCAATATGGAACTAAAGCGCTAAATGAAAAAACATTAGGATTCGATGACAGGAAAAATAAAAAAATAACTGGAAGTGTTGTGATGGCTGTTCAACCAACAATTTCGGATTATAACTCTGTCAATTGGACTGGGATGGAAATGGGAGCAATTGCTCAAGGGGCAGGTGGTATCGGGTTAGAATTCATAGAAACAGGACAACTTGGATCATCGGCAGATAAAATTTTAAATACTTTGAATCTTGAACCTGGTATTAAAAATGCAATTATTGCAACAATTGCTCAAGAAGCAGCAGGAACAAAAGGGTTGCTCTCCAGAATCACTGGTGCAATGCTAAACCCAAACTTAGAACTTTTATTTCAAGGTCCTTCACTAAGGCCATTCAATTTTAGTTTTCAGCTATCACCTAGATATAAAGAAGAATCTGATGAAGTTCGACAGATCATAAGATTTTTTAAACAAGGTAGTGCTGTTCAAAGATCAACCACTGGGTTATTTTTAAAAGCACCTAACGTTTTTGACATTGAATATTTGTTTAGAGGTGCAAATGGACCTAAACACCCATCATTAAATAAAATTAAAACGTGTGCTCTCGTTAATTGTGCTGTTGATTATACCCCAACAGGTTCTTATATGACATTTAATAGAGATGATGGTGAAGATGGTGGAATGGTTTCTTATAAATTATCATTAACTTTTAATGAACTTGAACCCGTATATGAAGATGAGTATAATAAATTTAGCAATAACGACGTAGGTTACTAAAATGGTAAGACCCTATTTTAGACAAGTACCAAATTTTGAATATGTCAATAGAAATGCTGATAGTCAAGACATTTCAAATTATATAAGTGTAAAAAATTTATTTAAACGTGGAAAACTTCGTGAAGATATTTTTGGAAATTTAAATTTCTTTACAAAATATCAAATTATTGGAGATGAAAGGCCAGATAATGTTGCGTATAAAATTTATAACGATGAAACTTTAGATTGGGTTGTACTTCTTTCTAATAATATTTTGAATATACAAACCGAGTGGCCATTATCTCAGCAGTCATTTGATAGCATTATGTTGGAGAAATATGGAAGTTATGAAACTCTTTATAGTGGTATTCATCACTATGAAACCTTGGAAGTAAAAAATTCAAATGATGTTGTTTTACTTTCACAAGGACTACAGATTCCAAGTACGTGGCAAACAAACGGCAATTTTATAAAATCTGGATCCGCATATTACTATGAATACTATGATGATGGTCTGGGTTATTATGTAACTCTTCCATTTTCTCAGATTACAATACCAGTCACAAATTATGATTATGAATCAAAAATTGAAAATGATAAAAGAAATATTTTTATTCTTAAACCAAATTATTTAAATGTAATCTTTAATGATCTTGATGGATTTATGCCCTATAAAAAAGGTGCTGCTCAATATGTAAGCAGCACCTTGAAGAAAGGAGAAAATATTAGACTTTATTCCTAATCACTCCTCAGCAAGTTTTTGGAAATATGAGAGAGCATCATCTTCGTCCTCGTCTACCTCTGAAGTAATTTGAGGAAGTGAAGGAGACTTAGAACGAGCATAGGACTCTTCAAGTTCTTTTACAACAGAACTTTCGACACTACTTTCAGAGTAATTATCATACTCAGTTTCATCATCAATTGACGATGAACGAGTTAATCCTTTTTGACCCAGAACATACTTCAGACGCTTTTCAAGATCTTCATAAGACTTGAATTGATCGGGAGCAGTAATTGCTGACAAAGAATATTGCTTCTTCCAAAGTGTTTCGAGAGCATCATCATCATCTAGCAAAGGAGCAACACGGTCAAACTCAGACTTGTCATAATTCCAATACCCATCCTTTTTCACAATCTTCAGTTTAAAGTTTGCACCTTGCCAGAAATCAAAGGGATTGATGGGAGTTTCATCTTCAAACTCTGGTTGCATCGCATTTAGAATCTTATCAAAGATCTTCTTGCCATACTTAAACAAAAAGACTTTACCTTCGTTAGCAGGATTCGTAGGATCTTTTACAACGTAAATGTTGCTGTAATAAGATAGTTTGCGCTTTTGCTTACGAACAGTTTCCTTGTTTGATTCAATACCCGTATTCCAGAGTTCACGATTGTATTCTCCCAGAGGATCTTTCTGACCAATAGTAGTCAGACTGTTCTCAATATACCATCCACCAGGACCTTGGAATGCGTGTGCATACATTTTAACCCAAGGAAGTTCTTCCCCTTCAGGAGCAGGAAGAAAACGAATAACAGCAGATCCAACACCTGTTTTATCCATTTCAGGTTTCCAGAACCGTTCATCTGCACCACCAGAAACGGTATTCATTTTCTCAACTTCTTTCACCAGTTTTTCGGTTAAAGAACCAAGTTTGGATTGCTTTTTAAGATTTTCGAAAGACATTTGTACCTCGTATTAGTTGGATTTGGCCTTTGTGTGCTTTATTATTCTACAGATCAGAACCAGTTTTGTCAATCTGTTCACGCATTACGTCAAGAAGTTTTGTCATATTATTAAAAATAATATTCATATCAACATTTGGAGGAAGTCCCATTAAACGGGAAGACTCCGAAATTTTTTCTTTCATTCTTTTTGCTTCTTCGTCGTCAGACAAACTCAACCTTGTATATAAAACTTTTTGTCTTTCTAAAAGTCTTTGAAGAAGATCTACGTGTTTGATTTTATCCTCACGATTCATACGAGGAAACTCAAATACGTTATGATAAACTTCTTCCTGAAGTTCAGAAATTTCAGCCATTTCGGCACGGACGACTTCCGAATCAAAAAAACTCATTTTCCTCCAATAACTGTTTCTCTTAGAATGTTTTTATAACGTTGCACATCTATATGTAGGAAGGGAGAATATTTTTTCATTTTCATACTCACAGATTCCCACACAGGATCATTCAGTTTTTTATCAAAATTTTTCCCGAACAGTAATATTCTATCATAGATGACTAAGGTTTCAATACTAATATTCCCGTTCAGGAAATTCTTGAGAACTGGAGGATGACCTTTGGAGCAATTAAAAACTTCGTCAACTTCTTTACCTTCAAATAAACTTTCAGTTTCTTGTTTAAAGATATAGGAAAGTGATTGATTTTTTTTCTTCCAGTCTTCGTATCTTTTTTCACCCTCTCGAATCATTTCACCGATCCATAATTTACTTGGATCTGTGCAAGAGATAAAATTTGCTACAAAGAAGTCTTCCACTTCTTGTTCTGTTTTTTGTCTTGTTACTTTTTCAAACCAAAATCTGTCTTTACGTTTATAAAAAGACTGAAGATTTGCTCTTGTTTTTTTGCAATACTTATAGTAGTCATAACTATCTTTCGTGAAATGATTTTTCAACGCAAGATACATTTTATAGGCATCAAAAGGCATCATTAAAAAAGTAATATAAGGATTTTTTGCCGGGAATTTTTTCGACCGTAAAATGAATTAAAAAACCAATTTTGCTCTGGAAGTCTTCTTAAGAAAGTTAAGTTCCATTGCTTCGTACTTTATTTTTTCTTTCAATGGTTTTGATATTAACTTGGGAACAGACTCAACATCGATACTATTACTTTCACAAAAATAAACAATCGCATCAATATAATTCATATCTTCATTTGCGTGAACAAGATTTTCAATTTCTTGAGCAAACTTTGATGGACAAAAGAATTTACTTTCTAATGCTTTTTCTAATTCATTCTCCATCTGACCTAGTATTGTGATGTACAAATTCTTTGATATAACGAACTAATAATCTAATATAATCCCCTTTGTTCCTTTTGTCAAATACTTTAACTTCTCCTGCTGGAGTGACCATTAACGTAATGAGTTTGATAGGAGGAATTTTTGTCAATTCATAATATGCTGCCGCATAAAATGTTTCTTGGACGAAATAATTTTCAATCCACTCTTCTGGTTTAATTTTGTCTGAGGTTTTAAAGTCAATGACCGCAAGTTCTCCTTCATATTCAGCAATACAGTCAACTCGTCCTGCAAGTCCAAGGTATTCCGAATATAAAGTTCTTTCAATTGCGTGTATGTTATTTATCTTATCAAGATATGGCTTTGCGTGATGAAACATAAACTTTGTCAGGGGCTGATAATCATCCCAGTTTAGTTCCTTGTTTTCAAGATAATCCTGACAGACTTGGTGAAAATCTGTTCCTCTTGCAGTTGCTTTTTTAGTGATACGATTTGCTTCTTCAAGACCGACACGTTCTCTCCATTTTACGAAGATCTGTCGATTATAGAAAGACGTTACAGAAGTGATAGAAGGCACCCACTGACCATCAGGAAGATGATACAGACGGATGCCATTTTGTTCTTTCTTTTCTAATTCCAGTTCACCTAAGTAATTATGATGAATAAAATTCATAAACCAAGTTCCATTTTAGCTATAATGTATTCTTTACAAAGACCCGAACGAACGATATCTTCTGGACCAAACTCAATAATATCAAAAGAAGGCATTACTCTCAAAATTCTCATAAAATCAATAATACCATTTTTCTCATTTGTTTTTACCAAGTCTGATTGTGTAGCATCACCACAGAACATAATTTTAGAATTTTCACCTACACGAGTGATAATTGAATCTAATTCGTGAAAGTTAAGATTTTGAAATTCATCTACAATAATAATTGAATTATCCAAAGTAGTTCCACGAATAAAGGATGTGCTCCAAAAACTAATTGTTCCTTGAGTTTTTAGATTGCCATAAAGCATTTCAAATGCAGAATCATCTGGCATTTCAAACATATACTTTACCATATTCTTATAGGGAATTTGATAAAGTGAAGATTTGTCTTCGTGATCTCCAGGAAGAAAACCAATTTCTCTTGTTGCTACAAGAGATCTAACAATATAAATTTTTTCATATGGAGACTTTTCATCAAGAACATTTTTTAGGGCATTATAAAGAGTAATAAAAGTTTTTCCTGTGCCTGCTGCACCATATGCAACAATATTTTGATCAAGTCTATATGATCTGAAAAGTTCCTCTTGATTGTCTGTCAAAGGTTCTATTTCTTTAATATAATCTAAGTTAATTGGTTTTTTACGTTTCATCTGCCTATTGCTGGTTCCAAAGGGCACAGGATTTGTTACTTTTTTTCTTGCCATAAGTTACTTAATAGGTTTTACTTTTGCACCAGGCATTTTGGATGCTCTGTTTAAAACATCATTCCAACCAGGATGTTTTTGTATGAGTTTATTTGCCCAGTCTCCAACTTCACCCACATTCATTTGAGTTGGAATAAGTGGTTTGAGATGAGGATTATCTTTTAAGTATGGATCTTTCTCCGCCATATACATCCATTTCTCAAATATTTCCCCAGTTTCTATGTTTTCAAATCTATAAGTTGGCATTTTATTTAATAATTTACAAAAATATTTATTCAAGAGTGATGGAGGGAGCATCCATACACTCAGCACATCCTTCACGAGTCCAACCAAGTGCCTCAGATACTGCAGGAAACTGACAAGTAAAGATGCAACGAATTAGTTCTGCAATTTCCATATGTTCTTTCTGTGTTCCGTGTGCAGAACGTAGATCAATATAATGAATCCAAGAACGCACAGAACCCGTCATATAAAGACGTGTGGGAGTTGCCAGAGGCAGTACAAATCGAGCACACTCCTTGGCTACACCCTTGTCCAGAAGACGATTGTAGATGCTCTGAGAGTGCTCAAATAAAACACGAATATCCTCCAGCAAAACTAATTTTAAATAATCGGGAATATCGTCAATACTATTTTGACGATTTTTAGTATCCTGTCTACGAAGTTCTGGTAGAGGAATAGTTTTGCTTAAAAGACCAGTATCAGCATATCGTTGAGAAAACTCTTGAAATGTAAAACTACGATGCCTAAGAATTTGTGCTGCAATTCCTCTGGTTGTATTAATTTCAACAGTCATACTGGCTTGTTCAAAGATGCTCCAATGTTGGTGCTGAATACAATATTTAAGTAATCCAGAAAACTTTTCATTCTGTTGATTATTTGGATTACTTACCCGAGCACAGTATGCCATATGCTTTTCTGCATCTGGAGTAACACTAATGAGTTTAACTTCTGGTTTCATAAACTCAAATTCATCAATCTGCGTATCCATCGTCATCTTCATAAAAAACTTCGTCGTAATCATTTATATGTGGGGCAATTTCTTCATATTTGTATGAAGAAGCATCAGAGTAAATCTCTGTCTTAAGACAATCAACTAAAGACTCAAGATTTCTTACAATTAGTTTAAGTTTTTCTTTATCCATTTTGCAAGTTCCATTAA